AAAAATTATTAGAGAAAGAAACTAATCCTTTATTAGAGGAAAAACAAAAATTATATAAATCAAAAAATAAAATTCTCAGTGAGAAAAAGAATCTTCAAAAACAACTGGATGAATTGTATTCAAAAGTTGATAATAAAGAAGAAAATAATGATGAAACTGAAATAAATAATGTGTCAGATAAACAAAAAGTCGAAAATCTTCAAAAAAGAATTCAAAAATATGAAAAAGAATTAAAAGAAAGCCGAGAAATTAATGAAACCCTATCGAAAAAACAAAAAAATTATATGATTGATACCGAATTAACTAATAAACTTATTTCTGCTGGTGTTACCGATAAGAATTTACTTAAATATGCCAAAAATGGCATTAAAAATGAATATAATTTGGATCTTTTAGAAGATGACGATGGTCCTCAATTTCTAGTAGAAAATGATGACTTAGAAACATTTATACAACGTTGGGTCCAAGATGAGGGTTCAAATTTTATTAATAAAAAAACAACCTCTGGTGGAGGTTCTCGTGGTTCACAAAATACAAACAATTTTAAAAATCTAAAAAAATCTGATTTATCTCCTAAACAAAAAGTCGAATTTCAAAATAAACATTCTATGGAAGCATATTTAGATCTACCCGAATAATTAAAATTTAAAAATAAAAACTAAAGGAGTTTTTAAAAATGACAGGTCCAACCCTACTAACTGATATTTCTTACAGTGAACAACTTATTTATACTGGAATTATTGATTCCGTGTACAAGAACACAAATATTTTTGATGGCGCTAGTTCAAATGCTATTAGATTAACCTCAAACGTGCGTCCAGGGGCATATTCAAAACATAGTTTTTGGACTAACGTTCCAACCGCACAACGGCGTGACCCAAATAGTACCTCTTCAGCGACTGCTCAAAAGATGACTATGGACGCGATGGAATCTGTAAAACTTCATCGAAACATTATTACTGAAATGTTTGCCGAATCTCTAGAATATGCGATTGGATCGAATTCTATGGAAGATTATTTAGAAATTATGGGTCAAACAATCGGTGAAGGTGTTGTTAATGGTCGTGTTGATAATATTCTTCGAGCACTGGTCGGTGCTATCGAAAGTGAAAACGATCTAGTTGTCGATTCCTCAACTGAAGATATTGAAACTGGCGATCTTTTTGAAGCAGCAAAAGTTTTTGGTGATGCTTTTGGAAAAATTAGCGTGATTATTATGCATTCAGTCCCTTATTGGAAGCTTGTTCAAGATCAATACAATAATAATGTAACAAATGTCGCAGATGTTGCTATTTATCAAGGCACCCCTGCAACTTTAAATAGACCTATTATTGTAACCGACTCAGACGCATTAACTGATGACACTGGCTCTCCTGGTACTGAGTATAAGACTTTACTTTTAGCTCAAAATGCTGCGACTTTAAATGTCACAACTCCAGGTGATACTCTAGTTGCTACTGAAAAAGTAACAGGAAATGATAATATTTCATATAGAGTTCACGCACAATGGGCTGAGGAAGTTAAAGTTCGAGGTTATAAATTTGATAACGGTGAAAACCCAACAGATGAGAACTTAGTAAATTCTTCAAATTGGACTAAAGTATTCAATCAAAACAAGAATACTGCCGGTGTCATGATTAAATCTCAATAAGTGTAAAGATTAAAAGGGTCTAGATAATTTATTTATTTATATTTTTTCTAGACCCTTTTTTTAAAAACTAAAATTTGGAGTATAAAAAATTAATGCCTATTTCTTTAATTGTCGAAGACGGTTCTATAGTTGAGAATGCAAATTCTTATATTGACGTAAGTTTTGCAGATAATTATCATTTAGAGCACGGAAATGAAGAATGGTTAAATTTAGAATCAGAAATAGAAAAATATCAAAGATTAATTCGGGCAAAAAATTTTATAGATCATTATTTTGGTAGATATTTCAAAGGAAAAAAGCTTAATTCTGAACAAGATTGTGAATTTCCTAGAAAAAATATTTATATAAATAATGTTTTATTAAATAATGATAAAATTCCAAAAATATTAAAAATGTCTCAAGCTGAAGCTGCCATACATAATGAATTATTATTTACAGCTAAAGAATTAAATAATATTAGTTCTATATCCGATGGTCAAATATCTATTAGTTATGAATCAAGTAAATCCGATACGACAATTATTGTCGATTCTGTAGAAATGATTATAAATCCTTTATTAGATCATACAAGAAAATATATGGCAAGGGTTATGCGATAAATGAAAAACTTTCAAAGAGATTTAATTAATAAAATTCCCGAATTAAGAAATACTGCAACCGTGTTTATGATTGACGGTTTTAAATACGGAACCCCAGTATATAGTGAAAGTCCCGAACCATCTATTGATTATTATGAATTTTCTAAAGAATATCCTTGCAAATTGTATATAAACTCTTCAATGGCTAACGGTGAAATAGGTCAAAATATTCCAGGTACTGTTGCTACATTAAAATTCCCAGTAAATATTAATTTTAATAATGATTGTCGTATAAAAATAGTTAAATTCTCAAATGAAATATTAAATGAACCTTTTCTTTATACTATAGATGGTGGTATTCAAAATTATGTAAGTTTAAAAACGATATCATTATTAAAGGTTACGGAAGGTCAAATTTAAAAATGAGTTTCACATCTAAATCTAATATTAAATCCGATATATCAAATAGTATTAATGAAATGAATATACAAAATAGTCAAGAATTAATAGTAAATTTTTGTAATACGATGGTCGAACATGCTAAAAATAATTCTCCTGTAGATACTGGGGAAAATAGAGATAAAATTGGTACAGAACCTAAAAATTTAGAGACTCCAATATTAGAAGCTAAAGTTGTCGCGGAAGCTGATCATGCCGCGTTTTTAGAATTAGGAACATCTAAAATGGACCCACAACCTTTTCTAGCTCCAGCTTTTGATCAAACGCGAGGGGATTATAATGTATAACCTAATTCCAGATGTTACAAAAGTTATATTTAATGTTTTAACTGAAGAATATACAGATTTATATGATTTAGTGGAAACAAATGTCTGGTCTCCAAATCCTCCTCCAAGTACTCTTTGGAAAAATGAAACACCAGCTATTATTTATCATTCTGCTAGTGAAAGAGGTTTAGATGAATTTTTTGATGCGAGAATAAATTTTAGGTGTTATGGTGGTTCAAATAAACATGAAGATGCTAGAAATGTTTATTTAGCATTATATGAAAGATTAAATGAGGCGAATGAACATGGTTTAATTATGGCTATACATGATACCGCGACAGTAAATATAACTGAAAGTGGAACACGATTTCCACTTGCTATAGCAACATATCAATGTAAAATTACTTAAAAATAAAAAAATAGGAGTATAAAAATTATGTCAACAAGACAAGAAGAATATCGTGCAGGTAGAGTATTAAGAGTAGCAATTGCTGATGAAGATTCTAATCCACCCGACGCTGTCAATTATGGTAGTTCAATTAATTGGAGCACCGAAACAGACTGGGAAGTAAATCCTTTTGGTTTTCATGAAGATGATTTTGAAATTAGTGAAGTGGATGATGATTCTCTACCTGTAAAAGCAGCCGATGAACCATTAAAACGTTTTAATTTTAGAGATAATGTTCCGGGTGGTTGGGATTCAATTAGTATTACTTCAAATGAAATCGGTGAAAAATTAATGAATTGGGCAACGAATACTGATAAAAACGGAAATGTATATGAAGAAACAGCTGAAGCATCTAGAAAAGCTTTTATTATTGAAATTCAAGGTATTGGTTTCTTTTACATGCCATCCGTAGAAATTTTAGCTTCCGTTTCAAATCTAGGTAGAAAAAGCGTTGCAACTACTAATCTTTTAATTGATATTTTTGCAACAAATGACGTACCAAGCGGTAGACAATGGATCGAATTTACAGAAGAATCTCCATAAAAAAATAATTAATTAAAAAAAAGGAATAAAAAAATGAGTGAAGAAGTAATTGATGATAGAAATTTATTACCAAAAGATATCGAGTTAGTGTTCGGTGGTCGCACGTTTACGATCACTGAACCTACTCGTAGAAAATGTCGTAAAATTTTAAAAGATCTTCATGCTATACAACAGAAATATATAAATGATTTTATTGATGAAGACGGAAACCCTAAAAATGAAGATTTAGATTTTATCCAACAAAATATTGGTGATTTTTTTGATTGTATGGATGACATGATCGATCTGATAGCACCATATGTAAACGTTGAGTCTGCCGAAGAAATTGAATTTATACGAGAAAATGCTACAGAAAAAGAAATTGAAGAGGCTTTGCCAGAATTTGTTAAATTAGTGGACCCTACAGCGGGGGAAGAGATGGAAAAACAAATAAAGAAACAATCGAAAAAATCGACCCCGAAGCGGAGTCAAAAACGCTCTACATAATATTAAGAAGAACTAAATTGTCCCCTTTAGAACTTGAAGATTGGACTCCTAGACAATTTGAATTATTAAAAAGAAGAGTCGAAGAGGATTTAAAAAATGAAGAATCTATATCAAAAACAGGTAAACCTAGAAAAACATTAGGAGATTATATACCTAAATGATACAAATAGGTCAAGCTTTTTGGTCAATTTTTGGTAATACAGAACAATTAAGATCGGATGTTCAACAATCCGAAAAAGTTGTTGATAATAGTACTAAAAAAATGTCACAAAGCTTCGAAAACGTTATACGTTCCACCCGTAGAGTTGGATATGCTGTCGGTGCAATGGGAGCAGCCTTGACGACCGCATTTACAGGTTTTGCTCTCAATTTCGCTAGAACTGGTGGAGCGATTCGAGATTTAGCAGATCAAACTGGTATGGCTGTTGAGGAAGTTCAAATATTTAATGAAACTTTCCAACGTGCAAATATGAGTACTAGCGATATGACTAGAGCTATAAGACGAATGACNGCTGAAGTAAGAAGTTGGATTGACGAAGGTGAGGTTGGAAATGAAACATTAAGAAATATGGGATTAACTCTCGAACAATTAAGAAATTTAAGACCAGATGAACAAATGCGGGTACTTCAAAATGCCATTTCTAATTTGAGCAGTGAAACTGATAGATTAAATGTTTCTACAGATTTATTTGGTAGAAATTTAGGCGATTATATGGTTCATAAAATTGGTGATTTTAATCAAGCTTTAGATGCTTCAGAGAATCGATTAAAAAGTCAAAATAGAATTATGTCAGAAGAATCTGTGGATGCTGCAAAAGCGTTAGAGGATGCTTGGAGTGATCTATGGGCATCAATGCGACAATTTGCAATACAATTTGGTGAGTTATTTGCTGAAGATATTCAAGAATTTGTCGAATATTTAACTGAAGAAGTTTTACCCCGTACTCAAGACTGGATTGATAGAAATGAAGGTTTAATAAGAACAGTTGCTAGAGCTGCATTAGCTTTTTCGGCTTTTGCTGCCGGTGTAGGTTTAACATTAGGTTTTGTTTCTGATGCTTTTATATCCCTTTTTGGTACCGTGGCTATGCTTAGAATTGCTTTTCAAATGGTATTTAGACATTTAGACCCTAAAAAAGCTACAGGGTTAACAATGTTAATGGCATTATTTGGTAAAAATAAAAAAGAAGCAGATAAATTAAGTGTTTCACTTCATTACTTTAGTAGAAGGTTAAATAGAAATACTGAAAGAATTTTTAGATTTAATAAAGCAGCAAAAGCGAAGGTTGGAGTTTTAGGTAAAATAGGTATAGCGATAAAAAAGGTTTGGGTTGGTATAAAAATTGTTGTAGGAGCCTTAGCTAGTTTTTGGGGTATTATTGCTATAATTATTGCTGCAATAGCAATAGCTGCTTGGCAAATTTATAAAAATTGGGATGACGTTAAATATTATTTAAAAGAGTCCTGGGAAATGTTAAAAGATTTATGGTCAGATTTTGCTGATTATATAATTGAAAAATGGGAACAATTTGGAGAATGGCTTGGTAGAGTCACATATAAAATTTTTGAGCAATTTAAATCATTTATAGAAAATCCTTTAGAATATGTTTTTGATCTTTGGTTAAAAAAACAAGAATTAATGTTAGATTCTTTTAAAGAATTTGGAAAAATATTATTAAATATTTGGAAAAAGCAATGGGAAATGATGGTTGATGGTTTTAAAGAATTTGGTAATTTTTTATTAAATCTACCTAAAATTATAGGTACCACTATGGGTAAAATTTTAAATACAGTCATAGAAGGTATCAAAGATTTATGGGATTTATTAAAAAGTATCCCAGGAATGATAAAAGATGCCATTTTGTTCCAATTCGAATTAATTAAAGACGGTTTAGGTCAAATAGGAGATGCTTTAAGTTGGTTATGGGATCGAATAAAAAGAGTTTTTGAACCAATAGGTAGAGGTTTTAGAGCTGAAATGGTTGAAAGTGTTGAACCTAGAACAATTAATCATGAAATAAATAGAGGATTAATACCTCAAAATAGAGGTTTAACAAATACAAATCAAACTTCATCCAGAGGTAGTTCAAATGTTAATATTTCATTTGATTTTTCAAATTCATTTTTAAATAGACCCAGTGATATAAACAATCTATCAATGAAAATAACTAAACATGTTCAAAATACGTTAGTACGTAAAGGATATTCTTTTTAATTATGAGTAAAATGTTTTTTGATGGCTACGACACAAATGTAATTGTTAATGACGTAGATCCCGAATTATCCGGACCATATCAAGTTGACTATCATGAAATAGCCTATAAAAATGGTGGTATAGCTCTAGGTAAATTTAAAAATGCAAGAAATATTATTGTAACTGGCACAATTCATGGAAATACACATGAAAACTTAATAGAAAACATAGATAGTTTAAATAATATTTTGAATGTCGATGAACCTAAACAATTAAGATTTGATAAACGTTGGTCGAATAGATACTGGAATGCTATACCGAATGGTCATGTAACTATTAATGAGTTGAGGAATTTAGCTGTACAATTTGAAATTACATTTTTAGCTCCAGACCCATTCGCATATTCTTTAGATGAAACCGAAGAACAATACAATATTACAGATGATCCTGATTCGTTTATAGTAGAAAGTCCCGATGGTACGGAAATTATAAATATTGGATGTTTAGTAATTACTACAGCACCTGAAGATATAGATCATTTAATTATTAAAAATGATGAAACTAACACAGAGATTGAATATACTGGAACATTAAAAGAAAATGATATGCTGAATGTGGATTCGGAAAAGAATATTATTGAAAAAAGTACCGATGGAGGTTCTACCTGGATAAATGTAATGAATGATGTTGGAAAAATTGATTGGTTAACTGTAAAACCTAATATTAATAATACTTTTATTGTTGAAGGCGCTAATGAATTAATAGTGGACATTAAATATAGAGGAAAATATTCTTAATATGACATCTTGGAGAATACCTACAGATAACGATTTTAAAGAATTAGAATTATATTTGGGAATGTCCCAAGAACAAGTCGATAGTGATGGTTGGCGTGGTACTGATGAAGGTGCGAAATTAGCAGGTAAAGAACCTTTATGGGATGCTCCTAGTTTTGGTGATCCTATATATGAAAATGAAAATTTTAATTTAACTGGTTATGAATGGGTCCCTGGGGGCACAAGATCAAGTACTGGCACTTTTCAAAATTTAAATACTAATGCTTACTGTTTAACATCCACAGTCAATCCTGAAAATTCAAATGAAATATATAGAAGAAGTCTTTGGAATGGATATTCTAGTATTGCCAGATCTTTCATTTCTAAAAATCACGGTCATAATGTGAGATTAGTTAGAGAAAATTTAGAAAATGACCCCGATTATACTATATATGCTTCCGGATATATTGGTAATGATGAAAAAATATATAAAACTATAAAAATTGGAAATCAAGAATGGTTGGCAGAACCTTTTAAAGAATCTAAATATAATGACAATTCGAACATACCTGAATTATCAAACGATTTAGACTGGGAAAATGATACTGAAGGTGGTTTTTGTTTTTATCAAAATGATAGTAATAATGAAAGTGATTTTGGTAGATTATATAATTTCTTAACTTTATCGAATGAAAAAAATATAATTAATACAACATTAGGGGAGGAAGAAGGGGAGGAAGAAGATTTATATTCAATACCATCTGAGATTATTACAGATTTTATAGAAATTTCAACCTTAGAACAGTTATCAAAAATAGGTATCGATGAAGAATATCCTTTAGATGCGAATTACAAACAAATTAATAATATTAATGCTATAGAAACGAAGAATTGGAATGAAGGTTTAGGTTTTATTCCTATAGGAAGTGATACTAATCCTTTTACTGGTTTGTATAATGGTAATGGTTATAAAATTAAATATCTTCATATAAATAAAGAAGAATATTCAGAATATGAAGATTATATAGGTTTTATTTCTTACAATTCCGGTACTATTAAAAATTTAGGTTTAGAAAATGTCCAAATTTCTGGTACATCATATATAGGTGGAATTTGTGGGTATAACGATGGGGGATTAATTGAAAGAGTCTACGTATCAGGAAAAATAAATGGTCTCGAAGATTATATAGGTGGAATTTGTGGTTATACAACAAATAATGAAATTATAAATGCTATTAATAATGCCGAAATTTCTGGTGGAAATTACGTAGGTGGATTAATAGGTTATAATGAAAACACTATAATTGAAAAAAGTTTATCTACAGGATTAATATTTGGAGATGGTCAAGAAATTGGTGGATTAATAGGATATTCTGTAGGTGAACTTGATATTATTAAATCATATTGGGATATAGAAACGAGTACACAAAGTACTTCCAGTGGAGGTACTGGACATACCACTCAAGAATTAACTTACCCTTACGCTAATAATGTTTATGAAGATTGGGATTTTGTTAATTTTATATCAAATGATTTTAATAATGAAATATCAAATGGTTATCCTTATTTATGGTTTGCAGAACCTGATAGATCATTGACCGTTGAGTATTTTGTAGAATTAAGAGATCCTACCGGAAAATTAATAGCACCTTTAAAATGGTCTGAAGGTGTGATGTATGAAATTATTAATGAACCAACAGAACTTCATTTAACTTTACCATTTAATAATTATTTAGATGAAGAATTTACACCAGTTAATGAAATAAGATTATATGATTCATATAAAAAATTAATTGATAGATTTTTCCCAACTAGAATCGATAGATATGGTGGTGAAACTGATCAAATTAGAATAGTTTCATATGGGCCATTATATTTATTAAGAAGAATTTGGGTGGATAATTATTTCAAAAATGGTACAGTTGAAGAAATACTAACGGAATTATTAAATAAACAACCAGTTGAGAATAGAATTTTAGATTTAGAATTTATAGATGACAGTATAAAAACTCAAACATTATATTTCCAAATAGAAAATAATAATCTTTTATACGCTTTAAATGAATTGTTAAATTTAGTTGGTGGATTTATACGAGTAGATAAAAATTTAAAAATTCATTGGACCCTCGATATAGGGGAAGATAAAGGGCAACAAATACAATTAAGTAAAAATTTAATTGACGTAGAATGGGAAAAAGATACTACCGAATTAGTAAATAAATTATTTTTAAAAGGTTCTTTAACGAACGGTTTAAGGGTAGAAATCCCGGAACCTTTAATTAATCAAGAGAGTATTAATAAATATGGTCTTCACGAAAGAACTTTTATTCGTGAGGACATTTTAGATCAAACTGAATTAGAAAATGAAGCTCAAAGATTATTAGATGAATTAAGTGAACCTAAAAATATTTATAGAATTAATGCCGTCGATATAGCAAAACAAAGAGAAATTGATAATAGTTTTTATGAATGGAAACTTGGAAATAAAATTCGAATTATTAATAATAGAATTAATTTGGATATAAAAAATCTAAGAATTCTAGAAATTGAACGGAATTTACATAATCCTTTAGAAAGCAGTATAAATTTAGGTAAGAAAACTGTCGAATTAACAGACACATTAACCGATTTATCACAAAGTGTATCTAGATTACGTAGAGAAACTGAAGGAATATCAGGTAGAGTACCAGAAGGTGAAATATCGGAATATACTGCAAGATTATTTGCCGGGAATGATATTGAAGAAATTAATGCTTTAACTGAAGAGTCTCCACCTGAAATTGATGAATTTAGAAAACATAAAGATTTTGCTTTTACAATATTAAATCCAAATAACCATTTACATGTAAGAACCGGTGAACAAGAATGGAGTTTAGTTCGAGCCGATAATAGAATGTATATTGAAGCAACTTTAAACGATATTTGGGATTTACAAGATCAACCAGGTATAGCTTTTGAATTTGAAGCGGGTGATCGAGCTTATACAACAAATGATAAAAGATTTTACATTTATAATGGTACAAATTGGGATTTGGTTCATCCAATTTTTGTAGAAAATACATTAAGTGATATAGAAGATTTAGAAAATGAAGAAAATTTAAATATAAGTTTTAAAGCTGGCGATCGAGCTTTTACTAAAAATGATAAATTATATTGGATATTCACCGGGGATCATTGGAGACCAGCTGACAGCATTTGGAGAGATGAAATAAATAATCTAGCTGTCACATATGGTGATTTTCATATTGCACTTGATGACAATATAAATGAATATAAAATTAAATATTACGATGGTTCTAGTTGGAAAAATTTAACTCATTTTGATGATAGTGCTGCGGATTAGGATTTATTAATGTTTATAATTCCAAAAGGTGAAAAAGCTAAAGTTGATCAAGATGATACATATTTTGATCTATTAAATACTATAAAATTAATTTGGGAATATAGAATAGAAAAAAAACGTAATGAAACTACCACATATACTGATTTATATAATCAAAGAATAACTAAAATGAGTTCCGAATATTGGACCGAATCAAAAGCAAACTATGAAAAAGCTGTAAATGAAAATAAAGACCCAAGATATGTTGAAGAAATAAGTTTAAGCGATGATTTTGAGGATTGGTTTGGAGAATTAAAAATCGATGGTACAAGAGACAATTTAGATGACGATGTACTATATAATTATGACACCTTATTAGAAAAATCTGGTTATAACGAAGGATATCCAGCTAGTCCTTATTTTTTTAATAATCCATTTAATATTTTTGATTATGAAAAATGGAAAATCAATTTTGATGTTTTAGAACATTCAAAAATTTGGCGAACAACTCCTGAAATTGTAGAAATTAGAACTGAAAGAAGAGTTGGAGATTATTATTTATCTAACAATCAAGCATGGAATAGTGCTCTAAACGCAAATACTATTTATGATTCATGGGATCCGAGAGAAACTATACAAAACCCAAGCAGTCCTACCGTTGGATGGGTTGTCCGTAAAAGATTTGATGATACATACCAACAATGGGGTATAAGAGATAAAGTGGAATTTGATTTGAAAGTTGAAATCGATGGTGTTCCACCTGAAATTGATGATTATTTTTTAGATCATTTATCTCATAGAGTTTTTTTGTATTATCAAAGAACTGCCGATTCCAATCTTGATATAAACGTATTTAAATATCCTAAAATCGAAACAAACATTCATACAGATATATGGGATTTTGAAAATTATACAGGTTCAAGTCATAGAGATTGGATCGTTACAAATCATGAAAACGCCGAAGAAACAGATTTAAATAATATTTGGACAATAAGTTTTAAACACACAAATGATAGCATTCCTGATACAGATGATCCTCCGGCCAATCCATGGTCAGGATATGGCACTTTTCAAGATCGTTTTTCTTTACGAAGTATAAGTCGCCCTTTATATTTATATCGTGATTTAACAAATGAGTTAATTAATGAACCACCTATCGTGTGAAAATAGTTTTTTGACAAATATATAGTAATAATCAAAAATATTTAAAAAAAAAGGAATAAATAAATGGCAATTATCGACGATGCAACTGGCTGGAATACAAATTCTTTAAATTCTAGCCTAGATTTATATACAAATGATGGCGAAGGATATTTATTATCAGTACATGATGGTGATCCGGGTACTACCGGTGCAAACATGGTTAACGACGTAGATAGAGTATCTTGTTCTTTTAATGGGGCTTCAAATGGTCAATCAGAATTAAGTTCAAGTGTGACCTTTAATATGAGTGCTGGCGATGAAGTTCATTGGGTAGGTCGTTGGTTAGAAAAACCTGCCAGTACATTTACTTTTCATGGTTATAAACCAGCTGCAACTGATATTAACGGTGACATGGTTCCTGTTACATTTGAAGTCAATGGTACTTTAGTAATTGATCAACACACACTCGTATCTAATGATGTACAATAAATAATAAAAATTTAGTTAGGATATTTAATTTTGGCTGACCTTTTTGGTGGATTATTTGTCTCATCTACAGGGGATGATTTATTTGGTGGTACTTTTGGGTATGAAGAAGACGTTATTTATGAATATAGAATTAAACTTTCAAGTGAATCTGAATGGGGAGAACCTCAACTTGTAGAATCATCTCCTTATGAAATAACAGGTTTAGATCCTGGCGAATCTTATGATTTACAAATGAGAGCCGTAAAGGATGGGGTCTATGGCGATTGGAGTGAAACTGAAACATTTTCCACTGAAGAACTTATAGTTATATATTTAAATAATTCTATTAAAGAAAAATCAATTTTACAAACATTAAATCAAAATTATACAATATTATTAAATAATTCTATTAAAGAAAAATCGTTAAATGATCTATATAAACAAAATCAAAAAGTATTAAATACTCCAACTAAAGAAAACTCTGTAGAATTTAATGCTAAAAAAATTATATATGAATATCGTTTAAGTAAATTCACAAGTCAAAATTACTTTAATAATCTATTTATATCAAATGATGTGGATTATTTTGGTGGATTATTTATTACACATGATAAAGAAATTGTACGTCAAGAATATCATTTAGACCCTTCCCCTGCGACTATTGAGAATTTAGAACCATTTACAGAATATGAATTAGAAATTCGAGCTATAGTTAATGGTGTTGCTGGCGATTGGAGTGAACCTGAAAGATTTATAACTGAAATCTATGAAGTTATTTCATTAAGCAATTCAAAAATATTAAATAATATTCTTCATAATAATATTCAAAATCAAAAATCAATAATTAATATTAATAAAAATTATTCAGTTAATACTAATTATGAAAAACATCAAACAATTTATCAAAATATTAATAAAAATCTCTCAATTGATCAAATATTAAATCAAAATCAAAACACTTCATTAAACGATTCTAAATATAATCTTTCAATTTTAATTAATACTATTAGACTTTATTCAACTGGTAATTATATAGAATGTCATGATATGGGTGATTTTGACACATTTGATTGTCATGATATGGGTGAATATGAATTAGAAGTTTTCTAAAAAAGGTAAAAAAATGCAAGAAATAAATATTAACAGCGATTTAGGTATTTTTTATATACCATGGTTTGAACAAGACACTGATAATTTTAAAGTTGCACCAAGTTTTAATGCAGCAGGTCTTGAAATTCAAATTTTAATAAATCAAGAATTATACATATACACAGAAAATGATATTCTCGAATATACTACTGGTAATGAAGTCCCATATGATGAATCTGAAATAGTTTATGAAGTACCAGATTCGACGAATGGTTTTTTTAGTATTATTCATGTACATTCGAATTTATATTCAAATTTAAATGTATATTCAGGAGAATCTATAGGAATTTTAAGTGCAAAAGCAGATAATTATGGTTCTGTTTGTGTAAATCTAGGTTTTGAAAACAGTTTTAATCCAAACGAACATACAGTAACTCCTGATAATGTTGGAGAATTAGATTATGAAACATTAATGAATAGTTTAATAGCTGTATTAGCTGGCGAAACAGAAATTGAAGATATTGACTCGGATACAAAAAGAATTAAATTTTTTAATAGAGATGGTATTGAAGTTTTAGTTGAAGTCGATGTTTCTAAAACTATTTCAGGATTAAGAAATGCTAGCATTATTAATAGATAGGTGACATAATAAATGTATACACTTTATAGAGGTACGAATTCATGTATAAAAACAACATTAAAAAATTTACCAACAACTGTTGATAATTATAATTATAAATATGAAATAAGAATTAATAAATTATTTGGTGAAATTTTATTAAGTTTAGATAATGAAGATATGAGTTTTGAAGATGATGTTGTTAAAATTCATATTAAAACTGAACATACATTATCACTTTTAACAGGAAAATATATACATGAATTAAGAATTATTGGAGAAAAAACCGATATTGTTTTTCAGGAAGAATTAGAATTAAAACCTGAAATAACTACAGGAAATTTATAAAAAAAAAGGTATTTAAAAATTGACAATAGATTTTGATATTAATGTTGTAACAATTTTAAGTTTTTTATTTATAGCAGCAGGAGCATATTTTGGAATTCATTATCGATTAAAAAGAGTCGAAGAAAAAATAGAAAAATTAGAGTATAGAGTGTTAGGGAATGGTAATTCAGATTCATTAAGAAATAGAGTTAAACATATAGAATTGCATTGTGTTAAAAATCATCCTGAAACATCAAATTTTTAATTTTAATATTTAAAAAAATGTATACCAGCTTAATCTGGGCTGTGGAAATACACGTGCTGGGGTTTTTCGATTCTCGTTTTTTGCCCCAGTTTTTTTCATTATTAATTTTGTCTTCGGACAATTAATCCGAGGTTTTTTAGGTTTTTCTCATTCCCCTTTCCTTCCTCGGATTATTTTTTAATAATAGGACAAACATATGATTCATATTATTAATCCTCCGGGAATTGTTTAATTAATTATATTTTTAGTATAGAAAAATTAAACAATTCCCAACTTTTTTTATTAAAAAAATTAGGGGTGATTGTTAGGCACCCCATTTGTTTTTATTTATTTTTTTTAAGCTAGTTAAGTTTTTTTCACACTATCACTTAAAAATTCATCAAATTCCCTGTTAAGATTATAAAAATCTATTTGTCTATACCCGTCCTCAAAATAAGTTTTAATTTTTAAATGTTTATTTTTTATTATTTTTAATTTTTCAGGATCTAATCGAGTATTTTTTTTCATATTAATGTGTTTAATTTGAATTCCAAAATAATTTTTAAAATCTTTAACCATTAATTTTCTAGATTTTTCGTTAACTAGATGATAATTTTTGAATAAACTTTTTTCAGCCATACATGTATCACCTGACGGTATTCTTTTTATAATTTTTAATTGTAGTCCTAATCTTTTCACATTAGAATCCCAATATACATTTTCGATCTTGACTTCAAAACAACCAAGAATTGTTTGGTCATTTTGAAAGTCTTTTNTANTTTTCATTTTTTAATTTCATATTTTGTAAAAATTTAATTCTGCTAGATCTAGGTGGTTTTAATTCGTCTCGATAATCATAATCTTCCATCACACCATCCATCGAAGTATCTCTTTTAATATTTCCAGTGGAAAAACCTTTTTTAATATCTAAAAAAGTAACCTGGCGATATTCATTTTTAAAAAAAGTTTCAATTGTTACATAATTTCCTATTACATTTTCTCTTACAGCTTTAGCATCTAAGGGATCTTTAAAATCAAAAAACTTTTTTAGATCATTTTTATATCTATTAAATGATTTTTTAGATTTTAAATGATAATTTTTAAAAATATGTATCGTTTTTTCAAAATCTGTAACACCGTTATTTTTATATTCAAGTCTAATTTTAAATGAAAGTCTTTTAGCTTCATTATCCCAAAGAATATCCGTGATGATTGCTTCATAAATTCCAGTTATTTTTCTATCATTATGTGTATCGCGCATTTTTTATTACTCCTATATGTTGTATTTTCCTCATACATTTGTCCACTTTCAAATAAAAAATATAAAAACTGACAAGTGAACTACCCTTGAGCTAAAGACTCAGGGGCTTCAAGATTTTACGCAATCTTGGGCCGGATTCACTGGCGACCCATTAGATGTGGTATACCGACATCTAATGTTTCGGGCGGCGTTTAGATCTGCGTGAAGTTTGTAACCACACTGGTTACAAACAAATGCGTTTTGTTTTGGTCTCTCGGTATCGAGAGACCCACAAGAATTGCATTTCTTTGAAGTGTATGCTGGCGCTACTTTCTTCACGCTAATTCCATGATCTAAACATTTATATTCTAAGATATCAGAGAACATACCAAACGGTAAAGAATTAATAACGTAGTTCAAACCTTTACCTTTAGATGTTCCTTTTTTCTTAGAAGCAGATTGTCTAAGATTTTTCAGGTCTTCAAGGATCAGAACCTCTGATCCTTGAGAGACCAAACCTTCAACAATCTGATTGGTAAGTTTATGTATAAAATCTTTTGTATAGTTTTTCATGCCTCTAGATTTCATACGATTCTTTTTATACTCATTTTTACGATGATATAATTTTTTAGTTGAATAGAATTTATTATCTGAAGTCACTAAAGACTTAGTGTTGATATCAAGTCCCGTTGAGTTGTTGCTATTAGCAACAACAGGATCGGGAATTTCCTCAACAACAGTCATTTTACAATATAACTTCTGATTTCTTTTATAGATTCTACACTCTTTAACTAAAGAAAAATTATCTATTTTTGAAAAAATATATTTTCCAAGTAATGGATAGTTTTTTCTATTAAATCGTATCCACAAATTTGAAAACTTAGTATTTTCATCATACAGAATATTAAAATTTTGATAATCTAAAATTATAATAGATTTAATAGAATTCTTAGGTAATTTTTTATTTTTAATTGGTCTATACAATTTAAGAAAATTCTGAAGAATTTTAGAATTCAGACTAGGAAATTTCATTCTACAATCTTTATATAAAGAATTAAAATCAAACCACGATTCTTTTCCTAGATTAAACACATACTCGGATACCCTTTCTAGGGTATCCAATGTATTCAACACATAGGAGTACTTTCCGTGATTACCAGAAAGTTTAGCAGTATAAGATCTAATTTTCTTCATTTTAATCATTTATTCTTTCTAATTAATTATATCATATTTTTCTTAAATTGTAAAAATAAGGTTAATTCATCCGCGAGGCTAAAGACCTCGCGGTTTTCTTAACCAAAAAATGACAAATAAATGAGACAGTCTGTGTGAATAATTTCTGAAATATAATTTCTTTCTATCGCCCGCTAGTTTTCCCTAGTGGGTATTTTTTTTAATAATTTGGACAAAATAATGACTCATCATCATCATTATCAAATTCAAACAAATCATAATTATTTAAGTTTTTTAGGTGTTATTTTTCTTAAATAATTATTAAGTAAAAAAATAATAGCATCAAGAATATAGAAAGGTATAGCGGTTTCTGTCGATTCACGTTCCCTGCCAAAAAATTAATATTTGTATATATTTAAAACCAAATCATTATAATCTATTTTTAAAACAATTTTATATTCAATTTATCTGAAAAATTCTTAGCAAATTTCCCCTTTTTTAGGGGATTTTTGCTAATTTAATTTTCACTTCCGACAAAAATATGTCGAAAAGATGTTTCTCAAGATGTCATTCGGCTGTATTTTCCTCCTCCTGGTATGGGGTGTCTTTTTTGACACCCCAATTTTTTCATTATAATTCATGTACTTTTTCTCCGATTGATCCCCATTTCTTATTTAGAATGGGGACATTTTTACACGTTTGACTGGACAAATATAAAATGGTATAATGAGTAAGAAAGGAGATGAAGAAAAAGGTGTTTTTGTTTTTCGATAAGGACAAATATATGAGGAAGGTAAAATGAGGAGGAAATGTAATGCAAGATCTATTAAAAGAAATTTTTGAAGAACTGAATATTAATAACGAATTAACTGACGAAGATATTAATTTGATAGCTAAACAAAAAGGAGAATAAAAAATGGATAACAATGAAAATTTATTAAATCTAAAAGAAGCTGCTCGCCGACTCACTATAAATCATAAAACATTAAGAAAATGGTGTCAAAATAAACTAATCGAACATATTAATTTTCCAGATGGTCGAATTAGAATCCCTGAAAAAGAAGTTGAAAGAATTATGACCCGAACGAAAAAGAAAGAATATTAAAAAAAAAGACCCCTAAGAAGTGAGATTTCTTAGGGGCAAAAAGAGAGAGAGGACTTACAATGAACTCATATATTTGTTCTGATTTAATTATACAACAAAGAGGTTCATTTAGCAAGTTTTCAAAAAACCAACATTTCAATTCAACTCAACTGGTTTCGAATATTCTTTTCCAGTTGGGTTGGATTGAAATTAATTAAAAAAAGGATATATAAAATGAAATTTTTTACATCAAAAAATAAAAATCTATTTAATAAAGATCATATAGATTTCGAAAACTATATGAAAGAATCTAGTTATGATTTAATCGAAACACATAATATTAAAGAAATATTTAATATTTACACTGAAGGTCGAATTTTTGCTCCAACATTTAAAAATCGAAAACAAATAAAACATATTACAGAACGATATTTCTTTTGTATAGATATTGATGGATTAAAAAATGAAGATGATTTCAAATATGTACATTCTTTATTAAAAGAACTTGATTTTAATTTTTATGCTCCCTCCATTTCTCATGATCCTGAGAATTCAGATTATAGATTTCATTATTTTTGGTTTTTTAATGAAAACATACTCGAAAACAATAAAAACCTTTTCTCCCCTTATTTAGATTTACTCGCCGACCATATAAATAATAAATTTGATTTAAACAACAAAAATCAAAAAGTTTTTGATACATCCGTTTATAAAGACATTTCAAAAATGATCTATGGCCCTAAAAAAAATGCCTGCGGCGACCAAAATTTGAATAAAAAATCACTCACACTAAAGAAGAATTTCTAAGAAAATTTGAAGATTTTACTGTAAATAAAGGGTTTTATGAAAATAGTCCCCAGGAAAAAATAGGTCTGAAGGACCCCCCTCCTAATAAGTATTACGAGGGGGGACCTCCAGACTTTAACGATGTGTCAAAAAATGACTCTAAAAATGAAAATAATTTTAAAAAATTAAATACAAAATACTTAAATGATAATGATGAAAAAGTTAAGTTTGGAGTAAAAAAATATTCTGAATATATAATCGCCGAAGCCGCTAATTCTAAATGTAAATCCGTAAGGCAAATGTTACTTGGTGAAGATAATAAAATTTATCTAGGTCATACTGAAGGAATATTCGCTTTTTGTTTATTTATTTTTTCTATTGTACCCGAAAACGGAAAAATTAAAAATATGAGATTAAATGTCGCCAGAGAGATTTTTAAAAGAAATTTAAAAACATTTGATTATGGTGGCACGTTCGAATCAAATTTAATTTATTTAAAAACAAAAAACAATACAATCGTTTCCCATAATCAAATAGAGAATTTCCAGGATATTTTTTTAGATGAATATCAACCTAAAAAATGTAATTGTGGTCACTGTAAAGGTAAGAAACCTTACTTCTATGAATTCATGACTAAAAATATAAAAATTCTACCAGATGAAAATGAATATAAAACATTAGATGATATTAGAAAAGAATTACCTATTCATTTTAATGTTTTAATAACTGAAGAACCTAACCCACATAGAAAATATAATTATATACATGCTCCAGGTGGTGTAGGAAAAACTTATACAATTTGTGAAAACATTTCTAAAGCATTAAACCAATATAATCGAGTTTTCATAGCTTTTAAATATCACAAACTAATAAATGATGCGGAATTAATAATGAAAGAAAAAAATCCTGAATTAAAAATTATAAAAACAAAAAAATTAGATATAGATTCCTTACAGGATGAAACTCTAAAAGAAAAATTAAAAAGAATGATGGATATAAAAATATCCGATATATCGATATATGATTACATTTATGAACATTATTCAAAACATTTAAATATTAAGAATGAAACCCATGATGAAAAAATAATGACTGAGTTTCTAAGACAAAACGATGATTTAAAAAATGTAAAAAATGCAGTAATTCTCACCACCCATGATAAAGTTATTAAAAATAATGATTTAATTAACAAAAATGATTTATTAATTTTTGATGAACAACCAAACGTTGATAAAAGAACGAAAGTTTCTAGAAAACAATTTGAAAATTTAGCTAAAGAGCTATATGAAAAAGGAAATTGTAAAAGATTATGGGAACATATACAGGAAATCCTAAATAGTGATCAAAAATCGCGACTAGGTAAGCTAAAATTTGATAAAAAGCAACAGAGTGTATTATTAGGGGCTAAAAATTTTATTTCAGGAATTGGTTGGTTTTTCGATACAAATACATTCTATAAACAATCTGATGGTAATCAAATGTTTGAATTATTAAAACATGAAAAATTACCAACAGCCGCAAAAACAATTGTTTTATCACAAGAAGCACCTTCACCCTTACTTCTTGAAGATTATAATTTTAAAGTAAACGAATTTAAATGTAAAAAAACGGAAAACACAAAAATTTTTCATGTACATACCAAATTGGGCAGCAAATCAAAACAGGAAGATTTAAATGAAATTATAAATGAAGTTAAAAATCATTTTGATAAAGATTTTGAAACTGTTACATATAAAAATTTAAATCATGGTGATATTTATTTTGGTTTTGAAGAAGGGCATAATGATTTAATAGGAAAAAATTTAATTATAGCTGGTGTGCCAAGACTATCAGTGGAAGCTTTTGAATTGAGTTTTGAAATTCGTAAAAGAAAAGCTAATAGATATATGAGCACATCTTCATATAAATCAAAAACGGCTATATGTGATAAATTTTGTTATTTCAGAACTGACGAAAAAACTTTTACAAAAACTAAAAAATCGGGTGAAGATATTGTTTTTGAATTTAGCAAAAATAAAATCCAACAGGCGTTGACGAGAGCAAGAATTTTAGAAAATGAAGTTTTTATAGTAACTATTGGAGACGTCATTCCAGAACAAGTTGATTATATTTGTGAATGGGATGAAAAGAAAAATTTAAAAGATTATTGGAAGGTTGAAAACTAAGACAAAAATATATTTTTTAGTGGACAAATATATGTGCATGTGGTATAATTAATATGGTGAACATGAGGGAGAAAAAAATGTTTCATTATTTGAAAAATTTCATTCATGATGGGCTTGTGAATCATCATCCAGTGTGTTATAATTAATTAAAGGACAAATATAAAAGGAGACAATCAAATATGTCTAATGAAGAAATAATTAAAGAATTTAATATCAAAAATCCTAAACAATACTATACATGTTATGAAATTTCTAGAATTTTAAAAATATATCCAATGAATATTCTTAACTGGTTTAAAGAAAACAAATTTAAAGCTATAGTTCTTCCTTCAGGTATTATTAGAATTCCACATAATGAGATCCCAACGTTAAATGAACTAAAAAAGGAACGGTGTTTCTATAATGAAAAATTCGAATTTAATCCACACAACTGAGTTACCAAAAATTTTAGGTGTGTCAGGTAGAACAATATGTCGTTGGATTAACGACGGCAAATTAAATGCTATTATTTTTTCACCATACTATAAATATATAACAGAAGAAGAATTAAAAAGAATTTTAACTCCAGTTTATTATCATCAAATTAAGGACGAAAAAGAGGATATTCAGTAGTGAAAACTTAAATTTAAAAAAATGAATGAAGAGGATTAAAAAATGATAGAAATTTTTTCAGGAATTGTCACTTCAATTATAATTTTTTCATATTTAATGATGAGGAATTAAAATGAACGATAAAAATAATATCTATGAACGAATTCAATATATTGAAGATACCATGGATGATTTAAAAGATGAAATTCATTCATTGCAAGAAGAAAAATATTTGTTAGAGAAAAAATTAATTGACGTAGAAGATTTGGAGGATTAAAAATGTTTGAAATGGTTTTAACTTTTGTTGTCGGCACAATTTCACTTAGTTTTTTAATTTTCACTTCTACAGCTTGCTATATAGCTATGAAAAAATATAAAACTGAGTCGAAGTGTGATAATGAAACTGAACGGTTTAATATAACATTGCAAGAAGCTTTAGATACATATAGAACTAGATGTGAAAAATTAACAGAAGAAAAGGAAAAGTTTAAAATTAAATATGATGAATGATGAAAAAAATAAAGAAAATGATCCCGAATATTCTCCGGGTCAAGAAAAATATAAAAATAAAAATATAGCAGATCTTTTGCCAAATNTATTTGATANTAAAGAAATAAATAAAGAAAAAGANNAAGAAAATAATAANGAAAAAAAATAATGAAAAAAATTATATATACAGTTAATTTTAATAATTATGATGAAGTAAAACCGTTAAATGAAGAATTTAAACAAGATTTTGAAGCATATTTAATAACAAATAATCCAAATGAAATTNTAAANGGTTGGNAAACATTATATATAGATGATATTGATAATATTAAATGTCCTGTATATAAATCTCGACATCCAAAAATATTTCCAGAAAAGTATTTATTAAATAATAAAAACGAAGAATCTCTTTTTTTATATATAGATGGTAACAGACAAGTTAAAGGTTCTTTAAATGAATTTATAAACAATTTTAATGATTATAATTTTATTAATATTAAATCCACTGTTAGAAAAAATGATAATATTTATAATGAAATACGTGCATGTGTGAATCATAAAAGAAAATATTTAAAAAATAAAGAAGAAAAACTTCAAAATTTAATAAAAACATATAAAACAAAATATTTAATACCACCTTATTGTTTCCCAGCTATAAATAACTCGATAATATTAAGAAAAAATAATAAAAATATTAAAAAATTTCAAAAAACTTGGTGGAATTATTTAATAAATCAAGATATTCCCAGAGATCAAATAGCTTTTAGAGCGGCTGTCTATGTAGAAAATATAAATAATGAAATATTTAGTATGGAATCCAAATTTGCTAAATATTTTTTTGATATAGAAAGACATAATAATTAAATGTCTAAAGCATTCTTAGATTATTAAAAAGGAATTAAAAAAAAATGAGATCATCCGAAAAAAAAGAAATATCAAATTTAATTAATTATTTATTTGAAGAAAATATTAATGAATATTTAGAATGTTTAAACACATTAAATAAAAGATTAGAATCATTAGAAAAAGACTTAGAAAAAACTAATAAATTATTAAAGGAAATTAAAAAAAGATGAGTGATCGCCATAAAACATTCATAAATAAAGATATATTTTCCAGATTAATGAAATACAAATTAAATGAAAAATTAAAAAATAGACAAGAAACCAGTCTCACAAAAATAGTTAATGAATTATTAGATGAAATATTAGAAAAAAAGAGATTTTAAAAAAATGAACATAAAAAATAGAATTAAAGAATACAAGTTAATACCAAAAGAAAAAATACAAGATAATCCTAAAAACTGGAGAATTCATCCAGAAAATCAAAAAATGTATTTAAAAGAAGTATTAGAAGAAGTAGGTTTTGTAAATGCTGTATTAGTCAGAGAAATACAAAACGATTTATATGAATTAATAGATGGTCATTTGAGAAAAGATTTATTAGATGATGAGATTCCTTGTTTAGTTTTAGATGTAAATGAAGAAGAAGCAAATATCCTTTTAACGACTGTTGACCCAATAACCGAATTACATGGCACTCATAATGATAATCTTAAAGAATTAATAGAAAGTATAGAAATTGAAAATGATTCTATTAACGATTTTTTAGAATCTATAATTCAAACTGATAAAAAAGTTGAACAAGTAATAAATAATCCCTCAGATCATTGGGTTGATATGCCAGATTATGAAAGTGAAAATTTATTTGGTAAATATTATTGTATTAAAGTTCATATAAAAACTAAAGAAGATTTAGAGGAATTTAGTAATCTTTTAGATCAAAAATTAAGTGAAAAAACTAAATCAATATGGTTTCCAAAAGAAAGCAATAACGAAAATGATGAATCCTAAATATCCAATATATATAGTTTCAAAAGGTAGATGGGAATCTAGATTAACTTCAAAAGCTTTAGAATTTAGAAATATACCATATAAAATTGTTATTGAACCTAATGAATATGAAAATTATGCTTCAGTTATAGATAAAGATAAAATTCTTATTACTAATTTTAATGATTTAGGTAGAGCAAGTATACCAGCTCGTAATTGGATTTTTAATCATGCTATATCTGAAGGTTATGAAAGACATTGGATTTTAGATGATAATATTCGAAGTTTTATATATTTAAATAAAAATAAAAAATATTACACAACGTGTGGAACTAGTTTTAGAATAATTGAAGATTTTGTAGATAGATATAAAAATATAGCTTTTGCTGGAATGCAATATAATGGATTTGTTCCAGCAAAACAAAAATTTAATCCTATATCTATAAATTCAAGAGTTTATTCATGTACATTAGTAAATACAAAAATTCCATATAGATGGCGTGGAATTTATAATGAAGATACTGATATTTGTTTAAGAGCACTTAAAGATGGTTGGTGTACTATTCTTTTTAATACATATTTATGTGATAAAATTAGAACTATGACTATAAAAGGTGGAAATACTGGTTATTATCAAAAAGAAGAAAATAAAAAAATAGATGGTAGATATTTAATGGCAAAATCTTTACAAGAACAACATCCAGATGTAACTAATATTGTTTGGAAATGGGGACGATGGCAACATAAAGTTAATTATAGAAAATTTAAAAATAATAAACTTAAATATAAAGACGATATAAAAATTGAAAAAATAGATTATAAAATGAATAAATTAATAGAAATAGGTAAAAATAATTATGCCAACAAATCAAAAACCTAAAAATCCCTATTCACCAGAAAGAATGGGTAGAGAAGAACGTGTAAAAATTTATATAGATTTAGTAAAAGCAGGTTACACATATCAACAAATTGCTGATCATATAAATAAAATTAATGGAACTAATATTACTAGACAAGCAGTTCATAAATCTGTTAAAAGAGAAATAGATAAATCACGTGAAAAATTATATGAAGAAGTAAAAGATTTAGTTTTTATTGAAGTAGAAAGACTAAATGAATTATTTAAATCCGCTTATTCAAAAGCTAAAAAAGGCGATGAAAAATCTATTAATTCTTGTTTAAAAATTATGGAACGAAAAGCCAAATTATTAGGTTTAGATGCTCCAGAAAAACAAGAAGTTGATAATAAAGGAAAAATAAATTTAAATATTAGTTGGAATACTAACCAACCAAATATAGAAGATGAAGATGAGTGATTTAAATTTTAATATTATTATTAAAACTCCACATAAAAAACAAAAAGAATTTATATATTCTGATAAAAAAAGAAATATTATTTGTGCTGGTAGACGATCTGGAAAAACCACAGGTATAGCAATATTAGCATTAATTAAATTTTTAGAGGGAAATAAGGTTTTATATATTGCGCCGACGGGTGATCAAACAAATGCTTTTTGGGAAGAAATAACGAGAACTTTAGATCCTTTTGTTGGAAAAAATGTCGATGAATTAAAATTTATTAAAAATGAAACATTAAAATCTATAGGAAATTATAAGCTTTTTAGAGAATTAAAAAGACAACATCCTGAAAAATTTAACGGTGAAGGAAAAATAGTTGCTAAAACGGCATGGTCAGCGGATACTCTAAGGGGTGGATCAGCTGATGTTTTAATTTTAGATGAATATCAAATGATGTCTGAAGATGTATGGGATACTGTTTGTGTACCAATGTTATTAGATTCTGGTGGAACATCGTATTTAATTTATACACCACCATCTATTAAAAGTGTCGGAGGTTCTAAGGCAAAAGATCCTAGACATGCGAATAAATTTTTTAAACAAAAACAAAAAGACCCCCGTTGGAATGTTTATAATTTTTCTTCATTTAATAATCCTTTTTTAAATAAAGAAGCTCTAGATGAAATATCTCAAGACATGACACAATTGTCCTATAGACAAGAAATTTTAGCAGAAAATGTCGATGAAGTTCCTGGTGCCTTATTCACGAGAGAAAATTTGGACAAATATAGGATAAGAAATAATGAAATTCCTGAGTATAGTACAAAAATTCTAGCATTAGACCCATCAACAACTGAAGAAGGTGATGAATGGGGAATTATTATTTGTGGAAAAGCTAAAAATATAAAAGACGAAGTTCATTATTATGTAGATAAGGATTTTTCAAAAAATTATACTCCAGGAAATGCTGCAAAATACGCTGTTGAATTATATAAACATAATAATTTAGATTTAATTGTTTATGAAGGAAATCAAGGCGGTGACATGGTAAAAGATTTAATATTAAATGAGGATCAATCAATTCCAGTTAAAAAAGTAACAGCGACTAGAGGTAAAAGAACTAGAGCGGAACCTATTGCCGCATTATTTGAAAAAGGTTTTGCACATATTATTAATAATAAATTTGAACTTGAAGACGAAATGTGTACAACATTATTTGATATTGGAAACTCACCAAATAGAGTAGATGCTATGGTTTGGGGTATTTCTTATTTATATCAAATAGAGAATGAAACAAAAAATACTATTTCAAGTAGAAGATTAAAAGGTTTTAGATAAAAATTATGAATATAACCACTCACCCTGAGTATAAAGAATTTATAGATGAATGGGAAAAAATTCGAGACATTCTAAAGGGGGAAAAATATGTCAAAGAAAAAGGTGTTAAATACCTTCCTATGCCATATTCTTTTGAAAGCGAACCTGACCCAGAAAAAAGAAAGTTTTTATATAACGAATATAAAGATCGTGCAACATTTATTAATTTTTCTAAAAGAGTTTATGATGCTTTATTTGGATTTTTATTTAAAGAAGACCCTGAAATTATATTTGACAGACAAAATATCTCTGAATCAGCACAAAAATTATTAAATGATATCGATCCCGACAATAATGATTATATTGAATTTTCTAGAAATATAGCAAAAGAAATTATATCAATCGGTAGAGTTGGAATTTTAATAGATGCAAATGAAAACACAAACGAACATCCTTATTTATCTATATATACAGCGGAAAACATACTTGATTGGGAAGTTCAAAATAATAAATTATATTGGGTACTTTTATATGAACCAACATATAAAAGAAATCATAAAAATGAAATTCAAAATATTAATCAATATAGAATTTGTTATTTAGATGATAATAACATTTATAAACAAAAAATTATACAAAAAAATATAAAAAATGAAATTATAAATGAAACTGAAGAGTTAGAAATTATATTTAATGGTGATTATTTAGATTTTATGCCATTTGAAATAATTGGAGTTAAAAATAGAGATTTTTCAGTAGACATTCCCGCATTAATCGATGTTGTTAATATTAATATTTCTCATTATAAAAATTCAGCCGATTATGAACAAGGTTTATATAAAACTTCAGCACCATTTCTATCTATCACTAAATTAGATAAAGAATCTCAAAAAAATATACAAGAATTAATGACAGGATCTTCCCAAGCATTAACTTTAACTGGTGATGCGGAAGTTAATTATGTAGAATTTCAAGGAAGTGGATTAAATTCCATTCGAGAGGCAATGTTGGATAAAAAACACAATATTGAAGCGTTAGGTTCTAGAATTTTAGGGGAAAATCAAAGAAATAATGAAACCGCCGAAGCAGCAGCTATACATCAAGGGGCTGAATCTGCTATATTGCAGTCAATATCTAGAAATATTTCATTAGGATTAAAAGATATTTTTAATCTTTTATTAGAATATTCAAATCATGATGAAAGAATTATAGATTTTAATTTAAACACAGACTTTACACCTGATCGTTCAGGTGATGATCAATAAATTTAAATATAAAAAGAAAGGGTATTGTGTACCATGTTAGATGAAGAAAGAAATGA